CCACCGTAAAAATTATTTATATTTGAGTTGATTGATTGCCAATTTATTCCATCATAAGAAGATGTTATTATTGAGGTAAATGGAGGAGTACTACCAGAATTACCACAAGCATACCATTTTGTTCCATTATATATTATACCACCGACAGTTGTGGAAGTTCCACTAAATAAACTATTACCATTTGTAGAAGCAGACCAAGTTATACCATCATAAGAATAACCTAATCTGTTTATCATGTTTCTAGATGCTCCAGCAACAAATAAAGGTATTGGTGTTTCTCTTGGTGTTGGGGTTATGGTTGGTGTGATAGTATTTGTTGGAGTAATACTTGGTGTATTAGTATTTGTTGGTGTATTAGTTGGTGTTAAGGTAGGCGTAGGAGTTAAAGTTTTAGTTGGGGTTATGGTATTTGTTGGAGTAATCGTTGGCGTAGGGGTCGGAGTTTTAGTTGGCGTCTGCGTGGGAGTTGCGCTTGGTTCAGGAAATAAAATTGGTGGTACGAAGCCTCCATAGTTATAGATTTTTCCACCCTCAAAATATTCACTCTCTAATGTCTTGAACTTTTTATTTATTATTGCCATCAATTATTCTATGGGTTTTTTCTATTAGTATATCCACATCAACATCTCCCTTCTCATTAAATAAATAACCCCTTGAAAATAGGAGTATATCATTTCTATTAAAATCACCAATCATAGTTTGTATTCTATAACTTGTTATTGGCACATATAAATTATCTCGTCTAACTTTGAGATTTTTTATTACTTCTAACATATGAAAAAAAGGGGGAGTTTTTACCTCCCCCATTAAACCTTTCAAGTTTTATTTTTAGTTCTCTCTATCAATAGCGATGTTTGAGTTCGCAGCTAACCACGCAGTTAAGGTAGTTGTAATATCCATTTCTGGAATACTGATGCTCTCATTACCCGTTAAGGTCAAAGTGTATAGTTGAGAATCTCCTGGTAATGAACCTGAACCGATTGTAGCCGAAGATACAAACAATCCTGAAGGAGATACGAAAAAGAATCTACCTGTCTTTAATTTTACAATAAAGAACGAAGCAGTATTTTTTACGATTTCTTGATATAAATTGGTATTTTCTTGAGAATAACCAGGGATAGTGAAAATTAAAGTCGGGTTAAATGAGAAGCCTAACGATTCTAAATTGATAGATGTTTCTTCATTTAATGCTGCCGAACTATTTCTCACAATATCTACCTTCTTAAACTCTAAACCTGCTGTCGCTCCTGAAAGAGCATCAACCATACCAATAACATCATAAGTGATACTCGCTAAAGCATCAGTAGTTCCTGTTGAGGTTAGTACCCAAATACCATCTAAACCCGGAACATTATTAGCACAACTGTTAAGTTGTAAGCCATTTGTGATTACACAATTACTCATAATATTTTTGTTTTGTTTTTTTAGTTTATTTTATTATTAAGAAGCAAATACTACTTGAGAACCGAAACTTACAGCCCCACCGAACTTTGCCGCCAATTTAATTCTATTCTCTTGAAAATCAAGTGAATACCAAGAAATAGGCCCAGTTATGTCGGACATTAAATCTGTTCCAATTAAAAAGTTCTCGGGATTAGTTAAACACATATAACCTGCCGCAATCTCACAAGAAATAGCGATAGTGTTTGTAAATGGAATCTGAATTGCCATTTGTCCGTTCGCTAATTGGATTGGGTTAAAGTTAAATAAGTTTTGGTCTCTTAAACCTAATTGTAATGCTTGAAAATCTGAATGATTAAGAGCCATAATTGTAGTAATGGTTTTTAATGTATCAGGTAAAGCCAAGATGTAAGCGTTAGTAATTGCTACAGAGTTAGCAGGGGTCATAGCTGTATATGTTCTATTTACTACTGAACCTGAAAGTGCTGCTGATTCTAATTGCTCGATAATACCCGAACAACCATCAGCCGCAATAGTTCCGTTCCAGAACTTTCTAGACATATAAACATTTGCCTTCTTTGAGATGTCTGCCATAAATGCTTCTTCAACACCAGGACCAGCACTCTCTCCGTAAGAACCAGGTTGTAATCTAATAGACATAATTGTTCTATTCAATTCGTCAATACAATAGTTCTTTTGGATATTGTATTGGCATACCTTTAATTCTACCTCTGTTAATGCGATTGTTCCGCCTGTGAATTGGCACGATGTGCCAGGGAAAGCGATAGTATCAATATCACCTGTCTCAAATACCGGGATTAACTCACCATATTTGATATTTGGAATAACTTTGTAGTATTGTGCTTCTACAGTATCCATTACGATTTTGTGTAATAATAAATCCGCATTAGCATTTAAGAAATCGGATAAACCATTTGTATCAAAATCAAAATTAAATTGTTTCATAATTTTTTAATTTATTTTTATTTTTATTTTTTGTTTGCTTCTTTCATACTTTTTAACACCTCATAACGAGCGTCAGAGAAATTAGTAGAAACAATTTTATCCTCTTTAAGAGGTTTGTGTGATGCCGACTTCTTGAACGATTCAAGGTCTGCTCTTAACTCGTTGATAGATTTTGATTGAGCCTCAAATGCGAACAATACATCGTGTATTGCTGCTTTTAATTCCTCAATTTTCGTGCTTTCCATTTCTTCTGATTTGGCATCTTCTGTTTCAATAACAGGTTCTTCCATCATAGAATCTCTCATCTCTGCTAATTTTCCTTCAGCATCGGTAATGAAAATACGACCATCAACTAATTTGTGTTCTCCCGCTCCTACGATTGTAAAAGTTCCATCATCATTTTTGATACTGATTGTATCTCCTACCATAAAATCTCCTTCAGTTGAGTTAGTGATGATTAAACCACCATCTAATTCTACTTCAGCAAACTTTAATGATACTACCTCTGATGAAAACTTAAAACCTACCAAGTCAGCGACTTTTTGTAATATTTCAATATTTTTTTTCATAATATTAGTTATTGTTTATTTTATTTATAAATATATGGAGCAAACACTAATTATAGTGTTTTATCCATTTCTTTTAGTAATTCTTCTAACATCTTAACAAGTTCTTCTGCGTTCTTTTCCATCATATCCTCTTCCTCAATATCCACGAACTTATTATCCCACATACCATAACACATACCAGCAGCTTCGTCTTGTGTCTTACCTTCTTTAATTGCGTAAGGGATACACTCTGCGATATAGTCCTCTTTTGACTGACCTGGTTTTGGTTCAATAAAATCTTCCTTTTTAATATCAAAGAAATTAAAAGGGACTTCCTCAAATAAACCTTCCAAAGAAATACCCGATGTTTTATTACTTAAAATAAACTCATCAAATAATCTCTTATCTCTAAAATGAATTGTTGTAATCCAAGTACCAGGTTTCATTTCTCTACCGAATATTTCATAAGATTTATCCATTAAAGGATTATCTCCAACAATCCAATTCTCGTAGGTATAAACATCATCACCACTAAACACCATACCGGAATGTTCCAAGTTGATTAGGTTTTTTGGTTTTAACCTTGAAATCTTCATCAACATTTTACGGATTGTTTCCTTACTCATAAAGACATAATAAGGGGACATCGTCTCTGTATCATAACGATAGATGTGAGTATCTGGCTCAAATACTACTGCTGTAATATCACCTCTAAACTCATCACTAGAAAACTTGATATTCATTTCTACTGCTTTTTTCATTTCTTTTTCAGCCCAAGATAAAGCGGCTTCACCGCCCCAAGAATCATACATTAAGCGACCACAGCCCATTTCATAAGATTTTGAGCTTTCTAAATCTACTTTATGACGAGACAAATAAGAATACATACGAGTAATAGTTTCAATAGATAAATTATCACCCTTTGCTAATTGGTTTGCTCTTGTCTTTCCAACAGCAGTTCCACAATCACCCCAACCATTTTCTTCAGTCCAATCAAGAACTCTCTGTGCTGTTTCTTGTATTTCTTTTGTTGGAATAACAAATGTTTCACGAACCTTAAATCTTTCTAACACATCACCAGTTCCCTCAAAATATTCATCTGTAATATCAACAGGACAATAACCTTCCATAATACCAAGTTTAACCTTTGATATTGTTTTTGCTAATGGTTCTGCTACTAACGCAGAAAATCTTGTTGGATAAACAAATAATCCCATATGGAAACCAATAGGTTTTAATTGATTTTCAATAGACATCTTTGTTGGTAATCTATTCAAGTATCTTGCCTCTGAAACAAAAGGTCTATCTGATTGTTCTATTACCTGCCCTTTTCCAAGTGCGGCTTGTGATTTTAGTGGTATTTTTGATAATGTTTCTTCGTAAGTTTGATTTAACTTTATTGGAAAATCTATTTGTTTCCAAGCATGACGACATCTATTACCTGATTTATAGGTAAAGAAATCTACTTGTGAATTGACCTTTGCTCTTGGTATTAACTTAAATGTATCACCGGCACTTGTAAGAGCATTCGACATATTTTGTAAGTCC